GACTTGCTACCGAGACCGAGAGCTCCAATGAAGGCGTTAGAATCAGTCTTAGTAGATTCAAAATAGGTAGTATAAATGTTTGTAACTTGTTCATGGCTAAGTCCTGTACCGTAGTCACGGATTGAGAAATGAGGTTCAAGTGCATTGGGCAGGTGAACATCGAAAGGTGTTTCAGATTTACCTGCGGCGACATGACTATCCACAGCATTGCAGGACAGTTCACGGATGATAGCACGGATCTTGTTAGCATACAGACCACTGGACAGAATGTTGAACGCCTTAGCACTATTGCGAATGCGGAACTCTCCAATCTCGCCTACATTGGATAGAATAGCTTCGTTTTGTACGGCACTGTGAAGTTTCATTTATTGCTCCGAGAAAAGGTCAATGTCAGTTTGAAGGTCTTCGATGGCGTAGTAAATTGTTTCTAGTGTTTCATCGGCACTGTCTCCGATGTACGCCTCACTAATTAGTTGTTGGGCTTGTTTAAGCAGTTCCACTGCCTTTTCAAGTTTGGGGATAGCGTTAGCCTTCATAATTAAACATAAAAGTCGGTATCAAAACCAAGTGTGAAATAAACTGCCTCGCGGACAGCAGTATCAGTAGCCTCGCCGAAGTCTTCGGGAAAACGCTCAGCCAGACTACGGAGTTCAGCATAGACTTGGGGCCAATCCATTTTGAGTACTTTAGCACTACGCACAATAGCATCAACCGCATCGTTACCAAAATCGGTGTACATTGCGTAATAGGGCTTAGTACCGAAAACTTCCTGAACGTCTGATTCAAAACTCATTTCTTGCTCCGTTAATCAATCAATACAAGTATTATAGCACCAAACCCATTTATTGTCAAATTTACCACGCATGATAAATGACCATGTAGTCAACTTTAGTATTACTTTCTACAGGTCGGTAGACACATTGTTCGCCATCCCAGCCATCTTCATCCCAAAGAGGGTCACCTTGACAAATTGCAACAAAACGTACTACTTTTCCAGTGTGATGGCTACGCACATAAAACTCTCGGGGCATACCAAAATATTCGCTTGCCAATTTGAGTACTTTACGCTTACCATCAAATTCACACAATTTCAGGTCTACTGTGGGAATAGATTTCATGTAAGCACGAAACAGTGCGGGATTGTTTTCAACAACTTTGTCCAATTTCGACTCCGTTTATTTACTGTACCCATAGTTTAGCATAAAACGGAATTATTGTCAAATTTAGAAAACGTGGGAACCTAGTGCTTCATCACGTACTCCAACTAATCCCTTCCAGAATGTATTGAATGCAATAGATTTCCTGGGTTGTGATAATTCAGAAATTGGCTCTACAAAATGACTTGAGTTAGACAAAAACAACACCATGTGATTTTTTAGATTGTTGTGGTCTTCGGGTTTGGCTTGTATATCACTTACAAGACTTTTTAATGAAACGTAGGATTTGTTTTTTGTAATGAAGTACGGTACCTCAGGCATGAACGATTCAATGTACAAGTTTAAGTTACTTGGATTATCGTCCAAATACATTACACCGCTTACAATACTAAAAGGATGAACATGGTCATGGTGGCTCTGACCGGGGTCTGTTATGTTGCCCCAACTGTTCGTCATGACCAGGTCATCGTAAAAGTGTGACATATTTAATGTGTGGTTGAGATACTGTTTGCAATCTTCTAGTATTAGCCGTTGACATTGTTTCAATGCATCCCTACCAAAAAAATCCATTTCAATACTTACCTTGTTGGCAATATTGGGCTTAAACGCTAATGTATCGAATTCTTTATTGATAGCGTCAAAATCTAAAACACCAGACATGTCCTTAACTAAAATATATTTGCTAGCAGCATTAAAAAGCATTTCCATTTTAATTGCGACTTTCAATTACTTTGTCAGCGAGACCGTACGTTACTGCTTGATATGCAGACATAAAATTATCACGTTCCATGTCTTGTGTCAATTCTTCAAATGTCTTACTAGCACTGTTGTGCTTAACATAGATATTAGTTAAGTTGCGTTTCATTTCTAGAATTTCTTCTACTTGAATTAACATGTCAGTAGCCTGTCCACGTGCACCGCCACTAGGTTGATGAATCATGTGTCGTGCGTTTGGTAGGATAAAACGTTTGCCCTTCGCTCCAGCTTGAGCAAGCAATGAACCCATTGAACACGCTTGTCCCATAACAATTGTTTGTACATCGGGTCCAATAAATTGCATAGCATCATAAATGGCCATCCCAGCAGTGACACTCCCACCTGGGCTGTTGATGTATAGACTAATATCTTTAGTTGAATCTTCACTTTCAAGATATAGTAACTGGGCGACAATAAGGTTCGCCATTTGGTCGTGAACTTCACCCTCTAGAAGGATAACACGGTCACGCAATAAACGACTGTAAATATCGTAACTACGTTCACCTTTAGATGTTTGTTCGAGGACGATTGGGACTAGAGACATAAACTTCCTTGTAAATAAAAACTATTATACAGGAAGTTTATGATTTGTCAATTAATCGGTAACCTTAAATGATAGTCCGGCTGCGCCCGGATCTCCGGGACTGATTTTGGTATGTAATGCAACGTTGCCATCTACTTTACCAGGCCATAATACTTTGGTAATTAGCTTGCCACCGATAATACGTGTGAAGATTTGTACAAAGTTTTCGTCCAGTAATTCTAAGACAGTGCTTCTTAAACTAGGAATAACCCCACTGTTTATGATGCTCACCAATTCTTTAGTAACTACATAAACTAACTTACCACCATCTGTACCTTTACTTTTTTGAATACTTGGCGCGCTTATTAATGGCAAGAACTTTTCTGGTATAGGTTCAGCACCTTTTGTTTTGATGTTTTTAAGAACCTGTCTCATATCTTCGCTATAGAATGGCAATAAATTTTTATACCGTTCCGGGACTGAATCTGGATAGTGTTTAGCTAACCAATTCATACCAGCAAAACCTTGCACTGCTGTTGGTGATACTTGAATGATATGATTGATGAAATCAAGACCATTACCTGGTTTAATTTTAGCCTTACGCTTTTCAACTGAAGGGGAAAGACCACTCAATGATGGTGCAGCACCTGATGCTGTGCTACCTTTACCACCCTTACTACTTAGCATAATGGTGTGACCAGTTTGTGCGTTTTGTACGCCATAACTGTCAGCCAAACTAGCGTTTTGTTCACCTGGGAAAATAACTGCTAGGTTAGAGAAGTCAGGTGACTTTAAGAATTTTAAGAATGCATCTTTCTTTGGGAAGTCAGCAATGTCTTTTGCCAATGCAAGAATACCTAAATACTCGCCTGCGTCAATAGCAATCTTGCTTTGAATCTTTTCATCATATTGTTTAACTATAGGGATTTGTCCCTGATTCATTTGTGCGGCAACTTCTTTAATTGCTTTACCTAACTCACCTGCTTGATCCAATACTTTGTTGCTAGCAATGACATTGTACATATTGCCGGCATAAATTTCTTTATGTGCATCTAATGCACGTTTAATTTCTTCGTCAGTTGTTAATGTGATTCTATCTTTGGGCTTAGTGCCGGGCTTGTTAACAGGGTCAGCAGCAATGCCAATACCCAATGGCTGTACATTAACATCGCTAGTTGCTTGACCTTTTGCTGTTTGTAAATCTGCTTTTTCTAACTTACTTAATGAAACAGGACCTACGTCCTTCATATTAATAGTAATGCTAGGTAATGGTGCGTTTGGTTGTGTTTCCAGTTGCTGTAATGTCTGGGATACTATAGGGGCAATTCTTTTAGCCTCAGTAGGTTCTGGATAGTATTTATTACCATCTTTGTCAATGAAGGGTGTACCTGCTTCTAGTTTTGCGACTAACGCTTGGGGTCTCCAAGATAAATGACGGGGGTCAAATAAATTTCCTGGAGTAAGTGGTGCTTCTGTTAAAAATTCGTTGGCTCTCATAATAAATATAACCTATGTTGTATTTATCTGATTTAGCACTTAAATAAGTTTTGATGTAGGAACCAGCGTCTTTTGCTGTGTGCGCTTTTTAATGAAATTCCGTGTTTCTTTAATTTTTCACGGAAGATAAAAAAGCTAGGACCATGACTCATAATAGGTTCTTTTCCTCTATTGAGTCTTTTTACCCCCTCAACGTCCCATTGATATTGATGGCACATTTCATGTGCTAATACTGTAATTAACCATTGACGGCAATACCATTTATCCATCATGCGTATCTTACAGAAGCTCTTGGTCTTTGTGGGCATTTGAAGTGAGCCATAGCACATTCCCCAGTATTTCCTACATCTTGGCATAACTTCAATTTCAGGCATATTCAACTTGTTATTGAAAATATGCTTATTAAGCATCCGATATAAAGCCACGACCTCATCATAGTCGGTTCTATAACAAAGTCTCTTTTGATATGCGACTGGTGGTAATTCCTCTCGCATAAGTTCGGATAAAGATGTTTTGCGGAACATAATACTATTTATGATACTTGTATTTTTGGGAATACGCATATATTCAGGAAAAATATACACATATTTCCCAACCCGATTAAATATATTTTTAGGAGAAAATTATGTCAGTAGAACTACTTGTAGGATTGGTTGTTATAGTCGGTGTGGGTTATTGGTTATATACCAGAAATTCCAAGAAAGATGTAGTAACAGAATCCACAACAGAAGCGCCTTATAAGGTTGAGGCTCCAGTGGCAGTTGCTCCTGTCGTAGAACCAGTTAAGACAGAAGCCCCTGTAGCAGAAGCTAAACCTAAGACTAAAGCTAAAAAGGCACCTGCAAAAGCAAAAGCACCTGCGAAAGCTAAGGCTCCAGCTAAAGCAAAAAAAGCTAAACCTGCTGCTTAATGAAGATAGGGTTTGATGTAATCAGCGACTTGAATTTAGACGCTGAGGATGAGTTCGATTGGGAAGGGAAGGCTACCAGCCTGTACCTTATCATTGCCGGTAATATTAGTGATAATTTACGGGTTGTACATCAAACACTACTTCATCTAAGCCGACTTTATCAAGGTGTTTTCTACATAGGTGGGTCATTAGAATATGATTCTATGCACTTTGTAAGAAATCGCCATGAAGAATTAGCTAGATTATGTAAAACTATGAGCAACGTAGCTTATTTACATAAGCACGTTGTTATTATAAATGGTGTAGCTATACTTGGATGTAACGGTTGGTATGGAAACAAAATAGAGTTAACAACCGATTTAGAAAAACTACATCTACATGCTCAAAATTTAGATGACGGTCAGTATCTAACGGCAAGTTTAGAAAAATTACAACTACATTTAGATGTTAAAAAAATTGTGATTGTCACTCATTCAGCGCCCGGTCCCGAACTATTTTTTGGTGAAGAACCTAGCAATATATCAGAATATTTTGCGCTAAAAAATGCACTTGTTAGCGACACTGAAATGAAAGTGACTCACTGGATTTACGGTAGCTATCACAAAAACGTTGATACCGTTATTGATAACATCAATTACGTCAACAATTCAAGTTACAGTAAAGACCCTTATTGGCCTAAGCGACTTGATATAGAGATTTAAGCCTCAGCTTCTACTTTAATTTGTAGAGGATATCCTTGACTACGTGCGTCAAGTGTGACTTCAATACCCTTTTGTTCAGCGATTTCGTAGGGCAATACTGCAACTACTGCGCTGCCTTCTTGGTGTATGTTATGTGTTAGTGAGGTAGCAGTTTCTTCGTTATAATTAAAATAACTAATCAAACTATTAACCACGAAATTCATTGTAGTAACTTCATCGTTAATATAGATGATTTTGTACAGAGGAGGCTCAGCCAAGCTAAGGTTGGGTTTGATTTTTGTTTTGGTATCTGCTTTAGACATAATAGTACTCTTAATGGAGTGCGAGTTTCCCCGCACTCGTATTTAACATGACTGTATTATCTTATTTATTGTAAGAAATAGCAATCTTCTTGGGCTTTTGTTCCTCAGGAACATAACGCTCTAGGCTGATAGTTAGGATACCGTTTGCAACTTCAGCACCTTTAACTTCAACGTTGTCCGCTAATGTCCATACACGGGTGAAATTACGTGCAGAGATACCGCGATGCAAATATTCACGCTCGTTATTCAACTCTGTAGCCTGGTCACCAGTAACAGTTAGTTGATTCTTTTCGATTTGGACATTGATATCCCCTTCCTTAAATCCGGCAACCGCAAGTTCAATAGTAAACTTGTCCTCACTGTGTTTAATCACATTGTAAGGAGGGTAGTTTGAACTGGCTTGTTGTGTTGTGTTACGCAATAGTTCGTCAAACATGTTGTCGAAACCAACTGCGAATTTGTGAATGGAAGGAATATCCAAGGAACGTAGTGATAGATTTGTCATTTTTTTCTCCTTTTAAGCAAGATGACATGTTTCAGACCCGACCATCGGCATCTGAATACGTATTTATTTTAGAAAAAATACGCAAAAAAATCTATTATTTTGGAACATTAAAACATCTTCTTGGGTAGAGTCTGGTCACGCAAGTATTTTTGCCATCTGCGCTTAGCCTGGCCCTTTGCGAGTTTTCTACGCACAGTGGGTTTCACAAACTCTTGTCTTTCTCTGACCTCTTGAAGTAACCCAGAATCAGCAATCTTCTTTTTGAATTTGCGTAATGCTTTTTCTACGTTACCATCCTGTACTAAAACTACTCTACCTTTCATATTAATGCTTTTGGCTCCAAAACTAAATGTCTGTCTATATTTATCTCCGTGATATTATTTTCACGATATTTTTTAGTGTTGAACATATGAGGCATCAAACAACGCTCAATTTCAGTGTGCAATCCACGTGCGCCAGTCTTTAATTTTAAACAGTTTTCAGCAATTTGGTCTAATGCTTCGTCAGTAAACGTCAGATTGATATTGTCCAAACTTAACAAATACTGATATTGAGCAATATAGTTGTTCTTTACTTCTGTTAGTACACGGATTAATTCTTCTTTAGATAAATCAGCAACACTAACTGTAGTTGTAAACCTCCCAATAAATTCAGGAATCATACCGAATTTTACCAAATCATCAGGGGTTACGTCTGTAAGTTCACTTTCTTTGCGATTATCCTTGATTTCAGCACCAAATCCAATGCTAGTACCGTTCTTTCTATTATTGATAAGTTCTTTTAAGCCTACAAATGCCCCGCCTGAAATAAACAGTATGTTTTTAGTATTGATTTCTAGCATATCACCACCGGGGTGTTTTCTTCCCCCGCTCTGAGGAATGCGACAAACTGTACCTTCTACTAGTTTTAACAATGCCTGCTGTACACCTTCGCCACTAACGTCACGGGTGATACTTGCAGACTCGGATTTGCGGGCAATCTTATCAATTTCATCAATGAAGACAATACCTCGTTCGGCAAGATTTTTGTCGCCGCCGGCGGCATTGACCAACATGCTAATCATTGATTCAACGTCATCACCTACGTAACCAGCTTCGGTAATGCTAGTCGCATCTGCTACAACAAATGGGACTTTAAGATATTTTGCTACAGTCTTAGCAAGAAGTGTTTTACCACTACCAGTAGGGCCAATCAGTAATACATTTCCTTTAGAAATTTCTAGGTTCTCAGGGGGTTTATTGATTCGTTTATAATGATTAGCTATGGCCACACTCAACACACTTTTTGCGCTATCTTGTCCAATAACATGTTGATCCAGAAATTCTTTAATAGATTCCGGATCGTATGAAACTTCATCAGCACTATTTTGTTCTGCTTCCTCGTCACGCATTAACTTGTTACAGAGTTCAACACATTCATTACATATTGCTACATCCTCACTAACAATTAATTTTTTTACGTCATCTTTGTGTTTGTCACAAAAGGTACAATGATTTAATTTAGATTCTGCCGTCATAGTGATTACTTATCTTTTTATTTTTCACTTACAACTTTCATGTCCAACGACATGTAGTTCAAGTCTTGTAATGGATCGTAAGGCTTCGCCCATGTTTGACAAGTGAAGTCTTATTATATTAGTTTCAGTTTGATTGCCATAGAGTATAAGGGTATCTCCCATTGAATAAAGTCCAGGCATTCTTCCCGTAAATGATTCAGGCACGTAACATTGAGTAAAGAAAACATTGTTGTTCTGATTATAGACTGTCAATTGTATTCTAGGCACGTGATTGTCAAGACGTTGTTTAATAGTTTCTGTCGTTAAAACGTCATTAAATTTATAATGATTTTTTTTACCCAATACAAAGTCTTTGGGATCTTTCGCCATGACAATAATATTACCTGGACTAGTCTTAAATAAACCGTTGCTACCATCTTCAATCAATGATAGTGCTTCGTTAAATGATTGCAAATAATTATAGTTCCAATTTAATTTGAATCCAACTTCGATGAATGGATTACGCATAGTGTCAACACCGAAACGGTGTTGGTACTGTGTGACAATAAAGGCTCTACGTGGATAGTCATTTAATAATGACTTTAAAAGTCTATCCCCATTTCGTTTAGATTGAATATAAGTCTCATATTGTGTGGCATGAGTTTCATTGTCAAAGATTTTAGGGTTTGTGCTAGTACCTAAAATTCTATCTGCAATTTTGCTAGAGGACACATATACATCAACAATAACTAATGTTTTACCGTTATAATTGTTGGTGTCTATTATCACGTATTTGTCTACATACCCTGCACTATAATTTATAATGTCATTGCGTACAAGTTTGCTATTTTTTGACTCTGCCTCTGTAACCAACACGGAGCCGACTTGTAACTCAACCGCAGTCTTAAATGCATTTTCTTTTGCCTGTTGTAGTGTGTCACCTATACCTTGAACACGTATAGGTTGTGCGAATACTACATTACAAACAAAAGATAGTAAGAGTATTAGGTATTTCATCAGTTACTAAAACGTTTACGCAAATAGTTTGCGGCACGTTCAGTATTTTCGTCCCAACGAATAACTACACGAACAGTTTGTCGGTCAACGATATCAGCTTCCTTGAGCATAGCACCTTTAAGTTTGCCTTCTGTATTAGTGCGAATGCTTTCTGATAGTGTGCGTACAACTTCGTTGGTGTTGTCACGTACAGCAAAATTAGTATCCTTAGCAGCGTCTTGGTCACTCATTTCGACTGCTTCATCAGCAACAATGCGATTTTTGATACGATCCTGAGCCTTCTCTACGTTTTTTGTAATAGTGTTTGCAAAATTGCTTGTACTAACACCTTCATTCATAAAACGAATCAATCTAGCTTTAGCATCCATTTCAGCGGCAATGAAAGCACGTTCACGCAATGCTTCGCTATTACCAAAGCTATTTGCATAACCCGTAACTTCAATACCCCTGACTGAGCCTTTAACACAAATGGCATCGGTTGATCCAAACATGCCTGTTCCCCAAGCACATTCCCAATCAATCTTAATACCCTGACGTTTAAAACTTGAGGTAAGTTTCTGTGCGTTAATTGCAGTAATAGGTGCTGATTCGACACTGGCCTTTTTAGATGTTGAAGAACATCCAGCCAATACCAATGCTAGTGACAATGCTAAAAGTTTGAGTTTCATGTTGACTCCGGTAGTTACAGATAACTTTAATTGTACACTACCGGTGTGTTTTAGTCAACTTTTTTGGATAACTTTTGAACCTTAATGTAGTCCTCTATTTGGGTTCTTTCGTTTTCGGATAGTAGTTCAGGATCATATTGACCTTTGTCTATCATTTCAATAAGGTAATCAAGGTATTTGGTATTGTAAAGGTATGTGTTACTTGTTTCTTTGTTTACTTCTATCCAACGGTTACCATCAAATTTGAATACTTTATTTGGTAATACATCTACACGTGTGAACACATCACCCTTGTTTGCATCATCTGGAAACTTGCTACCAAAACCACTATTGACTGGTTTGCTTAGGTCAGCAGTTAATTTTAAAAAGTCAGGACGCATACTGAATAATGCATCTCTGCTCATGTGTTTACCCTCAAACGAAACATAGCCTCCCGGCAATTGCTCATATGGCAAATCTTGTTTGACTTGCATGGTGTTATCGTTCATTATTTGCTTGTCGATATTGGACACAAGTCTTTCATCATTGTAAGCATTTAAATAATCACCTGGTCTATCAATTACTTCAGCTTTTGGTTCTGGCATTTCAGCAGGAACCAATTCTTCTTCGGGTTTATAGACCATTGGCTTTGTTTCTTTGAAATGGTCAAATCCAGCCAACAAATAAGGGTGTTGTTCAAAAATTGATTTCTCAGGTTCAGATTTCTTTACTGGATCAGGTTCGGGCAATTGTTCTTCCACAATAGGTTCTTCTATTGCTTTTTCGTCAAAGTCTTTTGGGTGCTCACCGTGATCCACAAACTTTCTAGCTGATTCTTGTATTTGTTCGACTTGGTCATCAGTTAATGGACCGTCATCTGGATCATACTTAGGTTCATCAGGCTGCTCCTTGTCCCACTCTTTACTTGCATTGGCAGCTAGAACAAGAGCAATAGCTAGTGGGTCGAAAACAATAACTAGTAAAATGATAACCCAACGTACAGCACGTTCTAACAAGTTAGCATCAGGGTTGTCACCGTAAATCATTGCGGCGATGTATTTGATAGGACCAACTTCTGCTTCTACCTTGCGTGTCTCTGCGGCGATAGGTGCTCGTTCTTCGTTTAGTTTACTGATTTCTTTTTGTGCTTCTGTTATTTCTTTTTGTAGTTTGGCACGTTCGCCTTGTTGCTGTCTACGAATTTGAACAGCACGTTCAGCACCTTGTTCACTGTCGCCACGTGCTAATCGCTGGTCAACTTGGGCATCCATTTGCTGTAATGCTTTACGTGCCAACTCAATATTTTCACGTTGCGTTTTAATCTTTTCGTCATAGATTGCTAGTTTAGCTTGTGCGTCGCCACTGACTAATCCCTGGTCGCTGTGTGCCCTTGACAAGAAACCAAAAATACCCATGCTTGTTAACAACGCAAGCAATACTACAGCAGGTACAAGATACATTTTGAGTAACCACCCACAACGTTTCCAGTACTTACGTAACCAGACTGTTGTAGTGATTTTGCCTACTTCGAGGATACTGCCCATGACAATAATGGGAATAACCGCACCAGCAAAGATAGCAGTTAAACCAATGATACTATAGTAGGCTGCTACTGTGCTAAGTGATAGTGCTACTAGTAAGGTGAGGTTGGAAAGGCTTACAAATTTTTTGAACATTAGTTATTTATTTCATAAAAATCCTGCAAAAACTACGTAGTAGTGAATAGGTGACCATAATGCTCTTTAAACTGATTCCATTCTAGTACAAATCTAGCAGGAACACCAGGACCAGTGACTGTTTGGTATGTTACCCAGTATTGTTCTTCATCACGGCGTTTAATTTGTATGACGGTAATACTATTACCATCTTCAAATGTAAAACTTTTACCTACGTATTTTTGTAGTTCTTCTGGTATCATTTCTTCTTTTTCTTCTTTGATTTCTGTTCTTCTTCCTCAGCTTCCATCAATAGTTCAAACTCTTGTTTGAGTTCTTCCAATGCTTCTTCTAAATCTTGTGTTTCATCTTCTAGGTCTTCTCGGGCATCTGACATTATCCACCCTTCACCACAACTAGGACATACAAGCTGTCCATCCATCAGTGGGAGTTCGCTCTCTAAATGCTTCGCACCACAACTAAAACAAGGAACTTCCTCTTGTTCGTCATCAAACATAGCATCAATTTCCGCCATGCGTTTTTTGCGTTCTTCTTCTTTGATGATACCTTCAGGTGTAAGTTCAAGGTCACTTTCACAGTATGGGCAAACTTGTTTACTCTCGTCTAGGTCATTGCCTTCTTTGTCTTGCCATACCCAATCACCATCGTAACTTTGTCCAGTCCATTTACAGTTGGTACATTTATGTGTAGGTGCAGGCGGTTCAGGTTCAGTGTGCCAGCTATTTTCATCGCCTAATTCGTAAGTAATATCGTATCCACCTTTACGGTCAGTCCAACAATCATCGTATTGAAAGTCCCATTCAATTTCCACATCATTGTCATAGGCATCTTCCATTACTTCATCAACTGTGATTTCACCAGACTCAATATCAGCAAGTTTTTGTGCGATTTCGTCCTCGTCTAAGTCAGGATAAATTTCTGACAATAGATCCTCGTCTAATTCAATAGCATACTGTCTATCGTGGCTATGCCATTCGTGTTTTACAATTGTAACCATTTTATTTTCCTTTTATAGCCATGAGTGGCAAGACCATGTATTTAGATATCGTACACTTGCGTGTTTTGTTCCAAAGTGTTTTTTATAAAACTGCTGGTAAGTTTTTGTGTAACGCTTTGTGATAGGTGAGGGAGCATGACAAGCAAGATAGTGAAGTCTACTATGTATATTACCCAATACTTGTTTATTGAAGCCCCAACCTGCAGGATACCATTTTACACGATTACGAAAATTATAGTTTACTCTGCCACCACCAAGTAGGCGCTCTTGCATAATAAACTTTTTAGAAAGACCTTGTGGACGATAAAGTAAATTATTCATACGATTTAACCTTAGCAATGACTTCCTTTGCCTCTTTCATGTCACTCGATTGTAACATACATTCAGTCATAGTGTCAACAAATTCGCCCCAATTTAGGTAATCCTGTTGCCAATTAATTGTGTAATTGATATAAAGGTCTTTTTCGTTCATCTGGTTAGTTCCTCTAACATCTTTCTTTTGTGTTCATCGATGTAATTTTGGGCAACTATAATCATAAACTCAGCATGTTCTAAACTAACTGGCTTAACGACTTTAATGCCTTCTTCAAGTTCCTTGAGAAGGAGTAGCTTTTCTTGGTCGGTGTATGGAATCATAGACTTTCTAACTTAATGATTGGTAATCCCGCACGTTTACCTTTTGTAGCAGTATCAAAGGAACCCCATAATACTTTCACATTGGGTTTGTTATACAACATTTCTTCTGTAAAATAGGGTGCGTAGTACGCTGTCTTTTGTGCTACCCAATCAACAGAGGTCATGTATGCGATTGCCGCAAAGAATTTTGTACAGTCATGGTTACGCACAATAAAAAGATAATCACTACTGCGTTTAGTTAAACTTCCGCCTCGAAATTTAACCCTACTATCATGTGACCCAAGAGATTGTGCTACCTTTATTTCTAGTGGTACCGGGCCTGTTTGAAAATGATAAACATTGTCAGGGTCTACATCGGCTTTCCCGGGCACTACTTTTATACCTAGCTTTTGACTAGAATAAACTGCATTGATTTGTTCAACTAATTTACTACAGAGTTCAGACCTTACCTTTTGACCAACATCATATTTGTGTGAAGGCAAATTAGCCTGCATTTCACGCAAGATATATTCAATGTCATTGCGGTCTAGATGTTGTTCAATCATTTGTCATCACGGAATCGAACAAAGCGAGGGAATCGCAAACTATAAGTACCGTCTTGGTTTTGCGTAATCACATCGCATAGGATTTCAGCAGTACGACCAACAATCAAATTACTGTCAGCCCAGTAGCTGTCACGATCCTCGTCACTGAAACCACTACCAACATTCACTTGAATGAATTTGCCATCATCCATACCCTCGCAAACAAGAGCACCGAGACGCCCAACGTTACGGCCAGTACCTTCTTCAAGACCAACAACAGTCAAATCAACAGTAATAGTAGGCTTCCACTTCATCCAACTAGTGTTACGCTTGCACTCATAAGGAGCACTCATGTCCTTAATCATAATGCCTTCGAACCCTGCGTTCACTTGATCCTTAGCATAGCGATCCAATTGGTCACGACCTGCGGCTGTGTCAAGGTGAACCATGATGTGTGGCAATAGTTCAACATTGGGCATGTCATCAATGACACCACGCATGCCGTTAAGAATCTCTACACGCTTTTCAAGTTGAGCGTTCCAGTAGCCTCGACGGAAGTCGGCTAGTGGCATAATGTCAAAGACATTGAATACACTATCCTCAGCTTGAACATTTTCCTTGCGGCGAGCCTGCCGCATGAGTTCTTGGAATGTATTACCAATCACTTCACCGTCTAGCACAAAGCCTTCAGTGAATGCACCACCATATTTGTTTTTAATACTACGAACCAATTTAGTAAAGTTATCACTTATTTGTTTTTCAATGTGTGTAAAGTTCTCAAAGATTTTGCCGTTTCGGCTGTAGCAAATAGTGACAACCTCACCCATGTCATTAGGGATGACCATCATAACGACACGCACACCATCCAACTTAGGTTCAAGTCGCTTGATACCCTTCATTTCAGGTCGACCTTCACTGTTAGTCGCAAGTTGACAACCAAAGATAGGAATCTCGTATTCAGTTTTCTTACAAATTTTGTTGATGGTCTTGTCACTGATACCAGCACGAAGGTCTCGGCGAATGACTGGAGCACAGAATGTATTCCATTCCTCGCTGTCAAAACGATATGCGATTTCCTCAATAGCATTATGTGCGGCATTACCTGTGAGTTCACGCTTGGTGAGTTTAATCAACAGGTCATTGTATTCATGCCAAGGATTCTCTGCACCTGTGACACCAACAGTGTCAGGTACTTTACGCACACCAAAAGTAATGAAGGGATTATAACAGGCTTTGACTAGACCCAAAAAGATTTGAGCATTGGTCGATCCAAGCATACACGCCTCGAGGGCTTGTTTGACAACATCCTCTTTGTGTAGGCGACTGTCAGATTCATTTAGCTTTTTAATCCACGAGGCAGACATGTTGTTCCTTATTTGAAGGGCCACGCACTATTTTTGTCGATAGGGGGCCTGGGTTTGAGTTCAATACGTTCTTCTGAAACAATATTATAATCGATATAGGTTAATTTGTCAACCTCGAACGGTCCGTAAATTGTAACACTTTCGTTTTCAACACTCCAATCACTCACATCATAGAGCCACGCCGCATTACCTCGATTATATTCATCATCAGGATCACCGTCGCACCAACATTGTTCAATGTGTTCTCGTTCCTCTTGTGTGATTTCATCGTCAAAATCAAAGTCAATACTGATACCGTCATCCAACTCACAACCATCACCAACTGATGGGTTGACACAAACATAACGGTCCTCAAGATAAGGTAATTCATCTTCTGTTTCAACAAAACCTTGACCCCATCGATATAGTTCTGTGACACTCCAATTTATGAAAGATCCGTCAGGTCGTTCTTTGTAAGCCTCGTAAGTAATCTCAATAGATTTTTTGTCTGTGGGCTTGATGCGGTATAATACTTGTTCATTCGCCAATTTGTTGCTCCTCGTTTAATATGTTGAACAGTTCAAGGCCCGAGACGGTTTCCATTGTCTCGTCAAGTTTCGACAAGAGTTCCTCTAGGTTGTCTTTGGTTTTCTTTAGTGTATCAGGACGAATGCCACGCACAAAACGACTGGTGTTAACCATCTTTTTGAGGTTACATTCTGCACCGACTCTGCTAATGGCGTCTTTGTTGCACCCTTCTTCATACGTACTACGATAGCCATTTAGGAACGCAAGTTCTTCCATAGACACTTCACACAATACACGGGTATTATCTACTTTAGCAATTACTTTCATGTTTGTACCTCTCCAGTCTTTTCGCCCTTCAACATTCTAACAAGTTGACGGTTGCGTTCATCCTGCTCTTTACGCTCACGCTTTTTGTTATCGGACACTTTGAGCATTTCATCATATTGTCGTGCCCATTCAATACCAGCAAAGAATGATTCTAGGTCGTCAATCGTGCCGCAAAACAATTCAGCATCACGGCTGTAGATAGGAAAAGCGTCCTTATTCTTGGGTCTGATTGCAACGTAGTCATCTCCGCGACTACCTCCCCAACCTGCCTTAGGATAGCAAAGCATAAAGCCGAGTTTGTCTGCTCGTTCTTTAATCTTTTCGCATTTCAAAATTGTATGAAATCCACTCATAACCACCTCAAACTAAACCAATCAAAATTCTTTTTAATACTGAATCCATAGCCATGCTGGCTGCTAGATTCATGTAGGTAACCTACATTGTTCTTTTCCATCCAAATCACTAATTTCATAAAATCTATAAAGTCTTTTACAAAATAGTGATTTCTAGGATAACCAGCAACTTGATAAACTTTCATCACCAACTTGAGTTATAGAATACTTTACGACCGAGGAACAGTTCTGCCTTAGCATCAATACAGAATTTGAGGTCGTGCTCTTTGTAATAGTCATCACTTGGATTACCAAAGAAAAAACCTTTAGTTCCTAGGTGTGACATATGACCGTTCTTGATATCTTGTTCAAGCATATCAATCTCTTCCCAGGTCAATTCAAGTTCAACACCGTTGAATTCCTCAGTGCCGCCTTTAGCACGATACAATGCTTCCATCCAGCCATGCAGGTTAGGATGCTTACGCCAGTATGCAAGTTCCTGTGGCTGAGTCTTGTTTGGATTTACAAAATTGCGTTCGTTAGGTTCCCAGACAGCATCCTCATACCATTCTTCTCGCTGTTTGGCACGACTAGCAACGTATGCGTATTGATCCAAACCCATGATTACCTCACTTACAGATTTTTGCGATATCGTCGGCAGACTTGCCTGCTTGGACACTTGCGATGCGGCATTGGTTTTGTTGATACTTTTCAACTCCCATGCCCGCAAACATACTACCAAACAATACAGTCATAGCAATCATTGCCCATTTGAATTCCATTATTTTGCTCCTTATTTGGCAGTTTCAGTTGCGATATCTTTTGTCTTTTCAATGCCTTTGTCAAGCATACGGGCGATACCCGAGAAGCCTACGGTAGACACAACGATACCAAAAATAGTTCCAAGAATAAAATTTTTCATTTAATCAGTGCCTCAAAACGCAAGATACTTTCACGGAATTTAGTACGGTCTAGATTTGGCGTTGCCATAATTTCATCTAGCATTTTATTGTCTACTTTGTTTTGGTGAGCCATAGCCATGATGTTAGCAACACGAACATCATAAGGATTGGTGCTTTCACTAAAGATATCCACCGCAGCCTTGAATTTTCTTTCATAGGCTCCGTTATCACCAAACAAATTTTTGATCCAATTAAACATTTCAAATTTCCTTTACGCGGTTAAGTTGAGTGCTGTTATCGCGGAATGCTTTAACAGTTCCCTGAATTGTAACACGGTCTCCAATATTTGTCTGTTTTTTGTAGCTGAAAAACACCACTTTATCGTCATCAGTTATCCCAGTTACGTACCAGGTGTTCCAATTCTGTGACCAAACTTGCTTGACAATCTCAATTTCGGCAACAACCTTATCACCGATACTACCCAAATTGCCACCACGTGCCCACTGAATGCGTCGGTCAACATCGTCACGCTTTACCGACTTTTCATAGGTAGCAGGCAAACTGACTACAATAGCAAGGTCGTAATTGCTAGCAAACACATCCTTGTTTGCGACTTCAAAGGCACTTTGCATGAAGGGACTAAGTTGTTTACCTTCAATGACCTTGAAGGTAAGACCTTTAAAATATCGGCGCATGACACCGCCGACTTGGCGGCTTTCGTTAGTAATTTGCGTAGGGTCAGCCAACAATCGTTCAACGATTAGGCGATTAGGTTCGGGTTGGGTAACGCCTGGGGCAAGTGCCTTGATGTAAGCACCATTGATAGAGAATGCTTGCCAAGCCGCGGCCCATACATCATCGGCATTGAAATTGATTGTCTGTTTGGGAGCAGAAGGTTTGCGATATGCGTAGGGATTACGATATGCAGGCTGATAGTCATCAGCCTGACCAAGGCGTTTGATTTGGCTTGCACTCATATTAGAAACGTCAACAAAACCAGGCATATCTACTCCTTCATTCAATACATGTATTATATACCCAAAGCCATTTATTGTCAAATTTAGGCAAACATCTTAGAACCTTGTGCCATGATAACACGATATGCCTCAATCGTTTTCATGGGCTGAGCCAGGGGATTCTTTTGAATAAATTGCATTGTTTCCAGAAAACCCATACCCAAAAACTGTGCTTCTTTTTCAATGTGCTTAATGGCTGTTGCTATTTGCATTTTGAGTCCTTTGTTTAACTGTCTAAGATTCTATTATATGCCCAAATCCATTTATTGTCAACCGAAAAAAAGCCCCGTTTTCGGGGCTAAAAATGTAATACTTGAGTGTTAACCTTGTAATCTTTGTTTCATAATGGTTAACATTGCTACTTGCCGGTCAATATCCTGCTTCAAAGAGGCGGCCCTTTTTTCTAATTCAGCAAATTCCATCTGCATGGCAACCACAGACTTTTCCATTGCTTTAGAGACCACAGTAAGATCGGCTATGCTCATGCTTAATGTTAAGATTTCACTTGTGTTATCTGACATACTTTATCCTTTAGTGTTCGTTTAATATATGTAGTTATCTCAGGAAACGCATGCCGTAAAAAAAGGCCCTTTCGAGCCTTTTTATTTATTTTTTAGTTTGTGTGCTTTGATTTACGAAACTGTACATCTTTTCAGCAGTTTCCAAAATCTTGTCTAGACCAGGGAACTCGGGCATCTTTACAGTGCTAACAATTTGGTTAGTCTTTGGGTCACGTTCAGCAGACATTTCCCAACCATGAAACTTCATAGAGTATTCTGATTGAACCATATCCTTAGCCATTGCTAAGATATCTGCACGGATTTCATATCCGTTTTTGTTGAATTTGACTTCAGGCATTTTTGGTGTTTCAAATTGTGACATTTTTACTTCCTTTAAAGTGTGTTTGTGTGCATACTATAACAGACCTATTCTATTACAGCAACTGTTTTGGCATGATTGTGTTAGACCATAATTCCTTATAGCGTTTACGCAATCTTGCAAACTCAACCATGATTTCATTGTGTTCTTTCCACAGTTGAGCATTCGCTTCAAAAACATTAGCTTCAGGCACTTCAAGTGCCGCTGTGCGTTCACCGGGCGACCTAGACAACGTTTTCAAATCGTGCTTTACTGCTAAGTGTTGAATTACTTTATTATCTTCAATACAATGCATATAGACCTCTGAAATGTGATGGAACTTAGCCCACGTAATCATTTCAGAAATTAATTTATCTCCTATACCTTGTCGTTGATACTCGTGGTCAACACTAACAGCAAGTTCCCAAGAACCATCTTCGTTCTTGGCCATATGGCCCCATCCAACACGTACATCACCTACCTTTGCGTACCACAATTCATGGTCTTTGGGTGAGTAACACATACCTAAAATCAACTGGTCTATGTTTTGATTACTAATATGGTAACCAAATCTTGAATATCTATCTTCTGGTGTAAGATTTTTCAAGTGCCTACTATACTCAGTAATTTTATATATGTTAGTATGTTGGATGTTTACTGTCATATAGAATTCTTAAATTTCTTTGCTCTTTCTTCTTTAGCCATTTTTACGGCTTCAAAAAAACTTATGAGCAATTCTTTTATTAATTTCATATGATGCTCCTTGAATTCTTGTTTTGAAATTCACGTTCCGCATTTTCTACGTCGGCAGTATTAGTAGGATTTTTACTAAGTATGTATTCTTCCAATCTGCTACCGTAGGTGCTAGGTTTGTCACCCGCAACAAATAATATGACCACAATTAGTAGTCCTGCTAATAAGCCGAACATGATTACTTAGCCTTCTTAGCAAATGAAGGTGTTAACGATTTAACGCCTTCTGTCATTTCATCAAAGAAAGCCTTGCTTGTAACAATCATGCCGATGTTTGTAACGGCAGCAATACCAGCATCGATGGCTGCTTTTGTGTATTTTGTTTGGGAATCTACAAACGAATTCATTGCTGATGCGATGCCTTCGTGCTTAACGAAAGTCTCAACGAATTGTTTTTTGCTAGTTTGAACCGCGTCAACAGCGGCGTGTGCGAAAGTATTAAACATAATTTTTCTCCTGTGTAAATGTGTGTTTAAAATATGAGTTTTTGAATAGAACTCATAAACTATTTATCATATTATATCATAACCTCACGATATTTTTGTAGAGCCTTCTCTCTAATCTCAGCGAGTCTTTTGGTGATGTGTTCGGGCAATTCCTCGTCATCATCCAAAATAGGTCTAAATCTGGGTGTCTGATATCTGCCGTATCCAATCATTAAATCTTCATCATCGACGGTATAGATTGGATCGCTACCGCCGAGGATTAATGATTTACGTAATGGATTACTTCTTAGGAGCTTCGGCTTTGGGGGCAGCTTCACTTTTGGTGGCATCAGCCTTGGGAGCAGCCTTATCTTCCTTCTTCTTAGCTAGTTTCATTTCATCCTTTTTTGCTTCTGCTTTAGCGGGTGCTGGAGCAGATGCTGTGGCTGCCGGTGCGGCAGGAGCCTTTGCAGGTTCAGCAGCGAAAGCAGTAAAAGATAATGCGGCTAATGTTGCGATTGCTAATTGTTTCATTTGTTTCTCCTTGTGAAAATGAAGTAGATTTAGCGTCTACATATATATAACGCCTCAGCGTTTGATTCCGTTGACATAAATACATGTATGTATTACATAAGTTACCAAGGCATATTTGACGGATCCAATTACCAGGATGCCAATACACCCGCACAAGTTAGTAAAGCCCAAAGTGCTGGCTTTTCATGTCTTGTTGACGTTTGGAGAATCGACAATAAATTGTATATGGGTAACGGCCAGCCATTGATTGAAGTTACTGAACGTTATATACAAGGTCCTAGGTTTTGGATAAATGCCAAAAACCAAGATATGCAAGATTGGATAATTACTCAGCAGGCTAAATTATATCCAAACTATTTTTGGTTTGAAACCCCAACTCCACCTCCACCATTTGTTGAAGCTAGTAATGGCAAATTAATCACTCCCGGAACTGTTCCTGTCAATAACGACAGTGTAATATTCTTGCCAGAGATTGATGACCAAAGTTTATACAGCACAACAAAGTTGCGTTGCTATGGGGTCATCAGTTGCTTCTTACTAACTATCAGACGTATGCGTAATGAAGGTTACGGGGCGTGGATTTAACCACCACGTCCACTACGTCTAACAACAGTTGGTCCACCAAAACCCTTACTTGGCTTTGGTGTCTTTTGATTTCCACCTTTACCTGTGATAAATGAGGGCTTGTTTTTCTTGGCTTCGTTAGCCATATTAACAAAGGGATTTTTGCTTTTCTTTTCTTCTGTCATCTTTCTCTCACTTTAATAGAATCTAAGTAGCTACGTATGTCACCGTATAGTGTCATCATCATAGCAATTTTACTGTCGTATAATCTTATATATGGTTTTGCCCTATCGTTCTCAACTTTTTCTGCGCCGAGAAAGTAAGGGCATTTTATTTTCTTTGATAGTTCTACCATGAATCCATAGTAGCTTGTACCTAACAATTTTATTTCACATTGATAGAATTCGATTTCTGCTTCACGAAATGCACTGTCGCCTAATGGTGTTAATCTAAGGCCATCGCCTGTGTTACCACCCATCCACCACTCAAACATTATTTTATCTATTGGTTTATCAATATGGGGAAGTTCTGCCAATACGGCTTCTGTTATCAATCGTTTGGCAGACTTTCTATCACTCATCTGGATAAACGCATGTGCCTTGATTCATAAAGACAACTGTAAACTTGTCTGTTTTGAATTGTGCATTGAGTTTACGGCACAGGTTCCTTGCATGTCCTGGATTACTGAAGCTAGTCTTTTTATACTTGGGTGTAGCATCAGGATCCTGATAGTGTTGCGACTTTAGATTGATAGGCTGATTGTCATAAAACACAGCCCATATTCCAGCAGCTTCAACAATTTGGTCGCATTTGTATGTGTTTTTGTCTACTATTTCTAGTAGAAGTTTAGGTTGCGTTCTACTCATTACCATTTACCGCCATTGACTTCAACTGTAATAACAGTATCGTCAAGGGCTTCCTTCTTGTTATTTAACAATTCGTAATTATCAGACAACAGTTTAGCAATCTCGTCACGTAATATTCTAGCTTCTTCTATAGGCAATACAACTGTGTTTGATTTGCCCTCGACTGCTGATACTTTGTCGATAAAACGCTTTATTATAATCATATATTATTTAGCGCACTCTCAGCCTCGGCCTTAGTTTTATACGGACCGGTAAACCCGTAACGCTGAATAAAGATGTATTTAGGGCAAAATGTGACTTTCTTTTCTTGTCCTTGTTCTAGTATAAACCATCCTGCGGCATAATAACATTTGCTTTTTGCTGTCTTAGTGAACAAATGTAATTTGCGCTTGATGTCCAACATGCTGTTGTATACCCTAGATGTTGTAGGATATTCATTGAACGGCGTTTGCTTTTTGGGTTTTATTGAAACGTTCTCAAACTTAATGTTTGTGATGCGTTCGATTGATTTTGTGTTTTTGTAGTGTGTTTTACTACCGTTAAGTTTAACTTCAAATCCAGATCCGTCCGCTAATACGTTACCGACTTTTTCGTTACCGTCAGTGACGATCCAAAATTGATTTTTAACTACCGGTTTTGCTATGAGTGTCTTGTTCATCATCTTCCTTTAATAACCATCCATGTTGTAAAATTTTATGTAACCAACTGAATACAGGGTATTGATATTCCAATCTCCATGTACCATTTTCTTTTTTGGCTATCTTTGCTAATTGATTTTTTCCTAATCCATACATGCTAATCGACTGAACAGTAAAATCATTTCCTGTTATGGTTATAATATTTTTACCTTTTACACATTCAACTGTTACAAGGTCATTATAATCTATAACTACCCCATTGTGTTCAACAATAACCGATCCATTAGCAGTAATATCAAATTCTATTATATTTTGCATAAAAATCAACTAAATCGGGATAAACATCTTTGAATTTCAATTTAGACAATTTATCGAAAATTTTGTTGTGTTGAATAAATTTTTCTCTTAAATCCTCTATATCATCTGGCTCTTTTTCTTCCAATAGTATCATAATGGACTTGATATGATTTTCTATAGCTTTTGTTTCATGTCTCACAAGATTTAAATAATTAGTTTGGTTTTCCGTTTGTTCCAATATAGATGCATATTTATTCTTGAATTTTTTACTTATTTTTTGTTTTAATTCTTTGGGCAATACATTTATTTTTAAAAAATCAGGGTTAGACAAAAAATTACTATCTATTGGAATTTTATTTTCTAATGCAAAATCAATGATGGTATCGTAATGTTGAATACTAAGTGCCTGCGGTACTGTCCTTAAAACAATTCTAGTGTTATCATGGATATTATTGATAAAAGACAGAATGTTATTTTTAATAAGTTGAAAGTTGCTTCCGGTTCTAATATAATCGTTGGATGTGTGAAAATTTTCTGCGCTAATCTCAATATGAACTGATTTAAATAATTTAAATTTATCCAATAAATCCTTATTATATATAGATCCATTAGTTACGAAAGTAAGATGAAAATCGGTTCTATTAATATCAACACACCAATTAATAAATTCAAAGAATTTTTTATGGTAAAGAGGTTCTCCGCCCATAAAGTGTATGGATAATAATTGATTGCTGTTTTTAACAATATCTAAAAATTGCAGCCATTTCTTTTCGTCATTTGTCCAATCAATTAAGGTATTGTTATCATCTATCAACTTTAATTTAATGTAATTGCTTTTTAATTGGCTACTGAATTCCGGAAAGCACATTCTACAGCTAAAATTGCAGAGGTTACTTAATGTGACATGTAAGAAAGCAGGATACATATATTCTGTTTTACCTGATAGTCTAGAATAACACGGACTTTGTTTTAACTGTTCGTCCATGTAATCACCGCCAAATATTGCACCTTGAATATTTCTTCTGTTGCGAAAACTAATAATATTTTGTTTTTCTATGTTGTAGCAGTTTACACACCCTTCAACTTCATGCCCTGACTTTATTTGTTCTCTTACTTTTTTGGGTAACGGTCCTTTATTAAACCATTCAATCAATGATAGTTCAGATGTTTCCCATGTATCTTTTTTAGCACCGTGGCAATATGTCATGCTACCATCAGCATTGATTCTCATTTCATACCACGGCGATATGCAAGTAACGTTATTATTTGGAAACATCAAATAACATTCCTTTATAATTATCTATATATTCTGCCTTACGCATTTGTATTTGATGCCAATCTACATCTTTGAATTTGGTATTTGAAATGTATTCTTCTGAGTATCCCAGATTCTTTAATGACATTCCAATTTGCTTAGACAAATATATTCTATCCTGTTGCGCTATTTTATTAAAATCAGTAGCCAACTGTTCAACTTGGTTATATGTAGTGTAATCATTTTTCCAATTAATTGTATCGGATATGTTGGTCGTACCCATATCTACATAACCATAATCTGTATAGTTTTTTCCCAATTCACTGTTAAAGGCAACTCTTTCATTCTTATACAATCTCAATCCATGAAATATAAAACTATGTAATGGTATAGTTTCATCCATTAATTGATTGAATGTGTAATGCATCGAGTCCACAGATTCCTCGGGTAGTCCTAATATAAAACTACCATGTAACATCACTTCATTTTGAAAACGGTTTCTGATTTTCTCTATTGTTTTAATTTGTTTATCTCTATCAAAACCTTTACCGATAATCAATCCTGTACGTTTGTTTAGTGTTTCTATACCGAAATACATTCCACGTAGACCGATATCATACAGTTTATCTATTAGGTCGTTGTTTTGTGCTATTAAATCTAATCTGGTATAGGCCCAGAACTTAGGCCTAAACGATAATCTTTTTATAGTTTCATGCAATATGTTTAGTTTGTATTCATTGTCATTGAATGTATCATCGAGGATATAAAAATCTTGTATACCAAATCTATCATAACTTGATTGCAATTCATTGTATAGATTATCTGTGTGTCGTATAAAATCTAAATTCTGTTTGCCATTTAACGGGTAACTGCAAAACTTGCATTTGAATATACACCCTCGGGCGATTTCTATCGGTAATACTCTTGCGCCACCAACATCTAAATTAGTCCATTCAAAAGTGCTATTGACAAAATCATACTCAGAGTTTTGCCTGCCGTCAATAATATTGACTCCGTAAATGTTTTTGTATGCGTTTAGTGGGCTATTAAATTTTAAATGATTAGCCAGTTGAATAATACTAGTTTCACCGTAACTGATAATACTGTAATCAATGTTTTTATTATTGATATTTGCGTTGGCTTTTGTTCCGCCTAAAACAATCTTACAGTTTGGATTTATAGACTTGATATAATCTACTAATTCAGATTCATAGCTTACAAGTCCAGGCATAAAAGTATTACTGAACCCTACAAATAATGTGTTACTGTTTAAATAAAGGTCAACAACTTTCTTGGTATCATTTAACGATAATGAATGTAGGTGATCCACGACCAAGCAAGTATATCCCTGCTGTCGTAGAGTGTTTGCTATTTTATAAGCACCTATCGCTTTATATACTGTAACAGTGTCAACTACATCAGTAAATATTATCGCATCATACATTAACTATCCATATTGACTAATCTTTTTACATTCTTATGTGTGGTCACAAGAACAGTACGGTATTCTCCGTCAATCTTTAATGGCAAGTCAAGTAGAATGTGAAGTTCAGGACCTCGTAGTTCGCTAATTACTGTGTCATTACCGACACTTCCAACCCAGCGAATCTTTCCGTACATACCTGTTACACGTGCCATAAACTCGTATTTAGGCTGATAGCGATTCTTTTCAAAATATTCAGCTAGACTTGCCATTTGATTGCTCCAAATAGAACATACCCATTTTTACTAATGCTTCTGCATGTTCTTTGTCTTTGGGTACTACGACTGCATTACCCTCATATAAATCTTGTGCATCCTTCAACAATGGAGCAATGTCATTGTCAAAAATCTGCTCCATTGTTTTGTATAGACCTTCTCTCTGAGATTGAGTCATTCCTGCAACCCAGGGAGGATCGTCCTCGCTTTTGTCAAGACCGTAATCATGCCTATATGTCATGCACATGTTTGTGATGATTTCATGCTTGTTCATTGTGCTCCTTTGTGAGTTCACACACTAACAAGAAATGCTCGTAGGCTTTTTTGACTGCTGGATTACTCAACAGTTTGTTTGCTTCTTCCTGCATAGCTTTGATACCTGCTTCGGCACAATCACGTAATGAGCCGTATGTCATCATGTTGCGCTGTGGGTCATCTTCTGGCATAGAAGCTAGAAACGCATCAAACAACTTACGCTGTTCAGGTGTGATGTTGTACTGTCTTGCTGGTCGCAATTCATTCGCTTTATGCATTGCTGTGCATATAGCATCCTCTGCTACACGACCTGCGGCAATCATAGGAGCGAGTGCAGGATCAATATTGTAGCGAGTACTCTTACCACCGGGATAACTCATAATGATATGAGTACCTTTAGGCATGGCATCCAGTAAGTCACTGTCATATTCACGAACAGGCTTATAACGATTGCCAACTTTTTCGTAGAAAACTTTTTTCATTTCTGAAATTCTTCCCAGAACAATTCACTATCTTTGACATACGCAACAGGCTTGAGCCAACCATTATCAATACATTGTGCAATGATTTGTTTGTATTCATGCGGAGCACTACGGCTAATTTCAAATCCTGCTCTGGGCATGACAGTAATACCATCACGTAGCATGAACCCCTTTTCACCTTTGCGAATAGTCCTAACAGTGGATTGTTCTACTTTAAATGTCATCGCTTCAATTCTTCCAAAACTAATTGTTTCGCCCTAGAATCTAGTTCACGTTTTTGCTGTTCTAACATAAGAGGTGCAAATGTTTCAATGAATTTCATTATGGCTTCTTGTCCGCCCTCATTGAAATGATTATACTCACCTTTTCTACCAATGTTAGATTGGTAGTAACTATCCTTATCGTTTAACACGGCTAGGATTCCTGCATATAGTTGTTTTTGTAAAACGTTACTCATGTACCTTTCCTTGATACGGGCTATTAAGCCACTTAGCATAAGTCTCAGCATTTTCAGAGATTTTATTAAGTTCATATTTGCCACAGAATTTCATAAAGTGAACACCAACTTGAGGGGTAGTTTTAACACGCACACCCTCACGAATTACATTGTCAACCTTGACCTTAACGTCATCGGGTTGAGCAGTGAGGTCAATCAATGTACGATTACGTTCATAACAATCACGTACACGCTGTTCAACACCCTCATGATCCATCCAGCGTTGCAACATTAGATTGTTCCATGTATAGCCTTGATTGTGACGGTCAGCAAACGCTTCAACAAGACCTACCTTGTTCTTGCTACCTTTCTCACGTACACCTGGGTATGCACTGAATACGTTGTCGGTTGCGTCACCGCGCATACATTTTTTGAATAGCAAATACTGAGGATCCTCAAGCAATTTGTGTTCCTTAGTTTTCTTGTCAATTACGGGCTTACCATTATCCTTGAAGTATCCCTGTAGTGTAATAAGTTCGTTGCTAACTCCATTGTACTGAAAAACATTTTCAGCAATAAGTTGCACGTAATCTGTGTCCGATGAAATGATGTAATGTTTGTCATCTGGATGTAAGTGAATAAAACGGGCAATAAGGTCGTCTGCCTCTGCGTTAGGTTCACGTAATACACTTACGTTGGTCTTCTCACGTAGAAACGTAGTAAACATTTCATACGTAGACCAGAACATTTTGTTTTCCTCGATATCTGCCTCAGTCATAACAGATTCATCAAGTTTACGATTAGCCTTGTATGGCTTATAGAAATCTTTGCGCCAACTGCGACCTTCTAGCATAAAGACAACGTGGTCAATTTTGTGATTACGTACAACTTGATTGACACTTGCCAATGTGAGGTGTAGTGCGAATGCTGCCTTTTCTTCCGGGTCGCTGTTACGACTTGCAACATGTCGGGCACGGAAAAAAGTATTGGCAGTGTCGATTAGTGCGTAGTTCATGTGTACCTTATATAGTTGCAGATTATGCGTATATTATACGACTTTTTTGCATTTTTGTCAAGAAATAATCTCCAAAAAGTGTTCAGGATCATCTTTAATACTTTTGAAATAATTACTAGGTTCAAAGGGCAAGTGTTCCATTTTCACTCTGTAGATTTCCGGATACACTGCCTTGCAACGATCCTCAACAAAATCTACGACCTGATCCTTAGTAATGTTGTACTTTGGATCTAGCCATTCAAGTTTGTCTTTATACAACACAAGCCTTTTGTCGTTCCACTCATTTTTCAAATGGCGTTCTAACGCTGTAATTTGTGTGTAAGTACCGTAGTAAAGATGACTGAATACTTGTTTCTCTGCGCTAGGGTTACAATAGCCTTTACGCAAACGAGACTCTGCATTCATTGTGATTCCGAAACCTAACTTGCCATTATGTGCAAGTTGAATCACGTAGAACCAACCACATTTATTTTGAAGATTTATTTTTCTTTTTTGCATTTTTGATGATGTCCTTGATATCAGAATCCAATTCATCATAGATATCGAAACCATTTTGGTTGTAGTCGTTTACATCACCGGTAAGATAATATGTACCACCTACGTCACGGTAAATTTTCATAACAACAGCCAAAGCCGCATTATGCGGACAAGAAGGAACGTTCTTTAAATTAGGATGTGCTTTTTTAAAATACTTTGTGTAAGCACGTTCGGTTACAGTTCTTAGTGTACTAAGGTCTGTAAAACATTCAAAGATAGTAGCGTTGAACTCATTCAAAAACTTATTCCAGTCTTTGCCTGTAACAGGGAAATTGTTAACTTGCATGTGTTCAATTAAGTTACCATACAAACCCCAGGTAGCTGAATCGATAAGTGTACCATGCCAATACTTTTTATGAGTAGCTAGAATGAATTCAAGTGTATCGTGGCTCCAATCATAAATCACATCTACACGGGGAAGTGTACCTGCTTTACCGAAGTCAGGGTGTTTAGATGGCAGTGGAATAGCTTCGTATTTTTCACAAATAGTTTGGCGTGCTTCTGCATCTTCATACTCTTTACTCTTGGAAGGGTTGTTGTACTGACGTACCGCGGCAACTTTAATACGATGAGGATCGTAGGGTTCCCATTTCTTTTGGCCTTTACCGTTACGATGTAACGCAGCCTCAGGAGTAAAACTAGGATGAGGTTCGTCAACTACGAACATAGGGAATTGAAATTGTTCCCACTTAGCAGGATCGTTGCCCCATAGTCCATGTTTGGCAAGTAGACCAACGATGCTGATACCGTGTTGTGTATCAAAGCAAGACAACGAACCATCTTTTTGTTGTGTTGCAAAAACAGGGGACAATAAGCGAGGGTCTAGCTTAGTGAGAATGTCAGTATAACAGTGATTGGTATCTAATAGTCGCTGTGTAATTTCGTTGAAAGTAACAGTGCCAATAGGGGCGTTTTTGATTGTACCAATCAGAGCAGGATCAAATTTACTTTTATTTGCTTTTAATCCGTTAACGTACAACATGATATTGTCATTCTGTTCTAGTTCGGAAACAGACTGAGCCAATGTCTTTACAGTTGGGTTGGCTAACTTATTAGGATCAAGCGGATTGCGAATCTTAGAGATATCAACCTTTTGACCTTTTGGCACCCTTGTAAAGGGAAAAGTTTTAGATGCCGCCATTTATTATTCCTAAAGAGTTGTTAAAAATGTTATTGTAAACCCAAAAGGGAAAAAAGTCAACTAACTTCTGTACGACCATTGCCCAAATCTTTAGTAACTACGTTACGCATATCACGGTTACTGGGATCGGCTTGTACTTGTTCGTACATTTCTAATGCAATATTCTTGCAGACAGATTGGAACCAGCGATCCACGATAACTGTATCGGGTTCATCCTCACGCATCTTGTAACCCGCTTTGATTAAATTAATAACAAACTTGTCATTCCAATCTAATTCGAACTCACCATTGTGAATGTCGTTAGGATCAACTGCCATTTTAATGACGTTGACATATGGCTCCCCTGCCATAGTAGCTTTTTCTTTATCAGACAATGCTACTTTAGGCTCCTTAGGTTTGCGTGGCTTCTTTTCCTTCTTAGGAGTTTCTACCTTAGTAGGTTCTGGCTTCTTGCCAAATAATTTATCAAACAGTCCCATTTATATATTCCTCGTATAGTTTTGCGACAGCAAGGTTCTTAGCCTTAGATTCGCACATAATATCGAATTTATCATAGAATGTCATTGCCCAATCATTAACAGCACGATTCCAATAGTAGTCACTGTGGGCACGTAGTTTCTGTTTATTAAAGCCTTGACCAATCAATACATCCCTATCAGGAAGAGTATTAGCACAGTGACCCACCAAACAATCTTCCCTACTGACACTATAATGCATAGTAGGGCGAATACCGCGCCAAGAGTCAATAACCCGTTGAACACGTTGATCGGTGACAGCCAGGTACTCTCCTTCTCTGACCCAGTGGTGGTGAATGTCCAGTACAATAGGAACAATATCAGATAGAGTAAGGCAATCATCAAGTCCATAACTGATTTCTTCGTTCTCGATAGTCAGACAATTGCGAGCCTCAGGGCTTAGACGATTGTATGCTTTGCGAATACCTTCGGGACCTTGACGGCCACTGATGTGTACGTTAATCTTCATGTCCTGAAATGTCTTGCCATAACCCATCCAACGTGCCATGTCAACGTGATATTCGAATTCTTCGATACTCTTATTTACTACCTCAGGTCTGTCGCTTGCAAGAACTACGAATTGGTCAGGATGAAAACTTAGACGCACATTGTTAGCACGTGCAGTTTCACCGATAGGAGCCATCCAACGTTCCAAGCTAGCTTGAACATCGGGTCGTTGCCAAAAGTCAGTGTAGTCCTCATGCGTATAGAAAGATAGCATGTCACTTGTGATACGTAACATACGCAGAGGTTCGGGTAGGCTTGCTACCTTTTTGACTAGGTTGTGCGTATTCAAAATGTTGGTCTTAGCAACATCAATGATTTTGTCCTCTACCGCTTGTCGGTTATTGCGTTTTGCCCACGCCATAGTGGTGCCGCCAGTGTTAAGACCTTCGACTGACGAAATCTCGCCTTTCTTGTTAATTTCAGCGAATTTACAAGCAAAACCGATACGTTTAGTATTAAGATTGAAAGAGTGCATAGAAAGACCAAAGTGATAAATAATAGATATAGTGTAGCACAGTTACGCAATAAAGTCAACTATTTACGGATTTATTTATGAAGATTCAACAATTAATGGAAGGCGCAACGCCCAAATTACCCGGAGCATTCGCCGGAGTACAAGTTATGACACCTCAGCAATTCGTTGCTAAGAGTGCGGAAGGTGAAGAACCGAGCCCAGAAGAAGATGTAGCGGAAGGCTCAAGCGAGAACTACAAGTTTCACATGCTTGCTTTCTTAAAGGACGGTAGCATGAAAGAATTCAATGTCATTGCCAACGGTGACAGAAATGCCAAAATTCTTGCTAAAAAGAAACTAATAGAAAAAGGCTACACTAATATTTACAAGATTTATGTTCAGGCACATAGCCCTGTTCGTGGACCCGTTAATTATAAGATTAACAAAAGGGACGCTTTGGAAGAGCAAGGTGTGGCGGAAGGCTCCGAGTTTGGTGCCTACTATTATGAACAACTAGCACAGCAGACTTTTGACATCAATCCTAATCTACAAGACGAAAATGAAATACTAAATCTTGGCTATAAAATCGCCAAAGGTGAATTAGGATCAAGGGCACAAGGTATGTTCCGTGATGAAGATTTCCCCAGTGACTTTGTAAGTGCCTATGGCTATTTGAAGAAGCAAGGTGTGGCGGAGGGCTTGGGCAAAGACCTAAAGCGTTTGGCTACAGGAAAAGATGTAAAAAGTCGTGCTGGTCAGGAGATTGCTAAAGCACAACAAGCCAGCATGACAGGTGATAACAAAACCGCACACAAGCACTTCAAGCGTTATGACAAGTTAGACAAGTTAGCAAATAAAGAGCAAGGTGTGGCGGAAGCAGCCGGTGACCTACTAGGTGCCCAAACTCGTCCTTTCGGTGGTCAAGAATTTCAAGACTATATGGGTCGTATTGCTGGTCGTGAGAAAGCAAAGACTGACAAGTATAAGTTACCATACATTCACCGTTCAAGTGTAATCAAGTATTACAATGAAGAAGGCAAACGCTACGATGAAGGTCAGATTGTAGCAGCGTTGAAACAACGTCCAAAGAAATTGTTAAAGCAAAATGAAAAGATGAAGCACAGTAATGGTGAACTAGAACAGTTCTTCAATATTGGCTTTGCGGCATTAGTGGGTATCGCAGTTAACGAAAGTGATGACAGCTTAGTTATCGTTAACACATGTCCAGGGGCTGGTTCATGTAAAGTAGATTGCTTTGCTATGAAGGGCGGTAAAGTTCAGTTTGAAGGTCCATGGTTAAGTGACGGTCGTATTCTTACATATCTATTGAATGATCCAAATGGCTTCTTCAATCAACTAAGCAACGAAATTTCTAAAGAAGAAAAAGCAGGTCAGAAGGGTGGTTACAAAGTAACTATTCGTTGGCACGATGCCGGTGACTTCTTTAGTCCTGAATATGTTGACATGGCATTCAAACTAGCAGAGAAGCATCCTAATGTACAATTCTATGCGTACACAAAGATGGGTGATGTTGCTGTTGGTTCTAAGCCAGACAACTTCATTATCAACTGGAGTGAAGGTGCTCATACTTCACAAGAAAAGAAAGTTAAGGCAGCTGATCCAAACTTAGAAAAGACAAAGAACAGTAGAATTGTTCCTACAAATCTATTCTATGACTTGTTGGTTAAGGACGAAAAGAAGAACTTAGTTAAGGGTGCAGAAGGCCAATGGCAAGTCATACCTGACAAGTTACCTGAACTAAAACAACGATTAGCAAAAGAGTATGGCATCAGTGCTAACTCTATTCTATCTTATGATGAATGGGATCGTAAGACTGATGGTGGTAAGAAAGAAACTCCTGTCAAGTATAATGTTATCATCACTCCTGGTGAGCCAGACATTACTGCCAAGAGTCATGGCGTACTAAGTACATTATTATTGAAGCACTAATATGAAAATCAGTGAAGTATTAACCGAAGCATACACCGATAGAAGTATCGATGGTATCCTTAAGAAAAAAGGCTATAAGAGATTAGGTAGTGGGGTAGACCAGACTGCCTACTTGGCACCTGATGGCATGA